CAAGGGTGAGTTTACTAAGGCCGGTACAAAGAACGTTGCTTCAAGCGCAAATGCTAAGAAGCCAGACGGTGCTAAGTTATCAAGCGTAGGCAAGCCAGGTAACAAAGAGTTTGCTGGTGTAGGCGCCGCTACTGGCGGTGAAAAAGCCGGTCAAACTGGAAGTGGCGATACAAAGAGTCCGTTAACTGGTGCTCCTAACCGCGCAAAGTAATAGAGACCCTAGATGAACTACTTACGTGAACATTTAAGTTTTGATCAGGCTCGTGTTGTTTTAGAAGAGAGCGACGACCAGAATGGCAAGAAGAACCTTTATCTAAAGGGAATTGCCATTCAAGGTGGTATTCGCAACGCTAACCAGCGTGTGTATCCGGTCTCCGAAATTAGCAACGCTGTCAAGACTCTAAACGACCAGATTCAAAACGGTTATAGTGTTCTCGGCGAAGTAGATCATCCAGACGATCTTAAAGTGAATTTGGACCGTGTGTCTCATATGATTACTGATATGTGGATGGACGGTCCTAATGGTTATGGAAAGATGAAAATCCTTCCAACACCGATGGGTAATTTAATTAAGACAATGCTTGAAGCAGGTGTAAAACTTGGCGTCAGCTCACGCGGTAGCGGAAACGTTAACGAAAGAAGCGGCGAAGTATCCGATTTTGAGATTATCACTGTTGACATTGTTGCCCAGCCAAGCGCACCTGGTGCGTACCCTACACCTGTTTATGAACATCTTATGAACAGTCGTGGTGGGTATGCAGCATGGCGTACGGCACAAGAAGTAAAAACAGATCCAAAGGCCCAGCAGTATATTAAGGAATCAGTTCTTAATATAATCAAAGATCTGAAATCAGCCTAAGGAGAAACCGTAGATGTTGGACGCATTCAAACAATTAGTCGAAAGTGGAATCATGTCAGAGCAAGTAAGCACTGAGATCGAATCAGCTTTCAACACAAAAATTCAAGAGAATCGCGACCAAGTCACAGCCGAGCTTCGCGAAGAGTTTGCTCAACGATATGCACACGATAAGAGTGTTATGGTTGAAGCAATTGACGCAATGTTAGGTGAGAGATTGGCCGCAGAGATGGCTGAACTTGCAGAAGACAAAAAAGCACTAGCTGAAACTCGTGCTAAGTATGTTGAAAAAATGACATCAGATGCAAAGATGATGGAATCTTTTATTGCAGGACAGCTAGCAAAAGAAATGGTAGAGTTCCAAAACGATCGTAAGACTGTTAGTTAGAACTTTGCAAGACTTGAACAGTTCGTTGTAAGCGCACTGGCCAAGGAAATTCGCGAGTTTGCTGAAGACAAGCGTGATTTAGCCGAAACAAAAGTTAAGCTAATCGCTGGTGCTAAAGTTAAGTTCGACGAAGTTAAGTCACAATTTATTCAACGTGCCGCTAAGACTGTACAAGAAACAGTTGATAAGGGTCTTCGTACTGAAATCCGTCAGTTAAAAGAAGATATCGAGTCAGCTCGTGTTAACAGCTTTGGTCGTAGAATTTTTGAAGCATTTGCCCAAGAATATCAGTTTTCGTATCTTAACGAGAAGTCTGCAACAGCACGTCTGTTGAAGATTGTAGATAAGAAAGAATCTGAGATTGCTGAAGCACAGGCTGCTCTAGCAGAAACACAGAAGTTAGCAGAATCTAAGGCACGTGAACTACGTGTACAGAAGGATCTAATGGAACGTGCAAGTGTAATGAGCGAACTATTAGCACCATTGAGTGCTGATAAGAAGGCAATTATGTCTGACTTATTAGAGTCTGTCCAGACTCCGAAGTTAGCTACTGCTTTCGACAAATACCTACCCGCAGTCATGGAAGGCGAAACTAGAAAACCTAAGGCTTCTGCTGTTTTAAGAAGCAGCTGAAGTTACTGGCGATCGCGAAGTAAGAAAGTCTGAGGTAGGCTTAGACAACATTCTAGATATCCGCAAGTTAGCGGGTCTAAAATAATTTCAAGGAGACATAAATGTCACAGTTATTAAATGAAAGATGGTCAGAGACCAAAGAAGCTCTGCTTGAAGGCCTATCAGGTACACGTAAAGCTTCGATGAACGTATGTTTAGAGAACACACGTCGCCACTTAGCAGAATCTGCAACTTCGGGTGCAACTTCAGCTGGTAACATTGCAACACTAAACCGCGTGATTCTTCCAGTAATCCGTCGTGTAATGCCAACCGTTATTGCTAACGAAATCGTTGGTGTTCAGCCAATGACTGGTCCAGTTGCTCAGATCCACACTCTACGTGTTCGTTATGCAGATAACGGCGACAACGTAGTTGCTGGTGAAGAAGCACTAAGCCCATTCAAGATCGCGGCTGCTTACTCAGGTAACAACACAGACGCAACTCCAAAGGCTAACACAACAGCCGCTATGGAAGGTCAACCTGGTAAGCGCATGAGCATTCAAATCTTGAAGGCACCAGTAGAAGCCAAGTCACGTAAGTTAAGTGCACGTTGGACATTCGAAGCCGCTCAAGATGCACAAGCTCAACAAGGTATTGACATCGAAGCAGAAATCATGGCTGCTCTAGCACAAGAAATCACTGCTGAAATCGACCAAGAGATCCTAGCATCTCTACGCGCTTTAGCAACTGTAGAAGAAACATATGACCAGTCATTAGTTTCTGGTACAGCAACATTCGTTGGTGACGAACACGCTGCTTTAGCAATTCAAATCAACCGCGTAGCAAACAAGATTGCACAACGCACACGTCGTGGTGCTGGTAACTGGGCTGTCGTTTCTAACCAAGCTCTTACAATTCTTCAATCTGCTACAACATCAGCTTTTGCTCGTACCACAGAAGGTACTTTCGAAGCTCCAACTAACACCAAGTTTGTTGGTACATTAAACGGTGCCATGCGCGTTTATGTTGATGCATATCGTCCAGACACCGATGATGACAACCAAGTTCTAATCGGTTACAAGGGTTCAAGCGAAGCTGACGCTGCTGCTTTCTACTGCCCTTACATTCCTCTAATGAGTTCTGGTGTTGTTCTTGATCCAACAACATTCGAACCAGTAGTTGGCTTCTTGACACGCTACGGCCAC